CCTTCAATACCAGGAATAACAGGATTGCTTGCAAGGCCAATAGAAGGGTCACTAACGCCATCGCCATCGATAACAACAACCTGATTGCTTACACCTTGTAATGTTCTAAGACCGGCTGAGGAGCTACCAACAACAGCAACAATGCCTGTGCCTGACAAGTTTGCCATGCCTGCAACGATGCCAGTTAACGCAATGGTAGGGTTGCCACCAACGCCATTGCCATTTGTAACGTCAATTCCATTGCCTGACGCTGTCAACTGACGACTTACAACCGTTGTGGCGCTGTCTTTGGCAATTAGGCCTGTGCTGGCAGTGTTTAACGACGCTGCAGCGCCAGTGAGATTGATGCGATAATACGACTGCACACCGCCATCTGTCAAACTCAAGTTAGCGTCAGTCGAAATGTATCGCGAATTGGGAAGTGTAGATTCCTGGTTAACAGTCAAAAACGTTTGCGTCTGACTTGGGCTGTTGGTGATTGCTGCAACCGTAGTTTGTACCGTTTGCCCATTTTGAACGACAGGAACCAGCTCAGTGCCATCAATTGGTGCTGGCGCAGTAGGAAGCTGAGAAATTCGTACGTTTGACATGTTACGGGCTCAGGTTATCCAAGTTTCCATCAATTGGATTCTCAGAAGTTTCAGGTGCAATCCCAAACTCTCCAGGCGTAGGGCTTGGGACCATCTCTGGAGTTATATTATTACCTACATTGGGATCAGTTGTAATGGCATCTCCCACAACGCCAATGTCCACGTCAGGCCGTGGAAAGCGTAAGGAGATCTTCTCGGTTTGTCGTGCCGGTAAGCGGTACGGGTCTTTTTGATCTGCGCAGGTATCTTGACAAACTCGAAGACCCGGAAAGTTGATGTCCGGCACTAAAAAGTCATACGCACGCTTCATCTTGCACCGGTCGCAAATAGCAATACTCAGTGTCGTGTTGCCTCGAGTATCAAGCCATTTGCTCATTTGGTGTAGGGAGAAATGTTCGGGGCGAAGTAGATGGGTGACTTATCACGCTCTTCTTGCTCAGCCATTGCCCAGTATTTCTCGGCCTGGTTCTCGCAGTAAGCAATACGATCTGTTGCTACGTTGGGAAGCTCCATAGCCATCTGATGCGCCAGCATGTTCTGAATGGCCAGATACCATCTCTGAGGCACTTCAATCTCGCCTGATAGATCACCTACATCCTGGATCTGTCGATGGCACCACGCCACAATCTGAGGCTGGATTGAATTAGGTACAGGCCATACGTACATGGCAGGCTGAGGAATGTTGCGATCAAACCAGTATTGCAACGGGTAATTGTTGGTGAAGTTCTTATTAGGCAAGTTGACATAGTCATCGCGGTTGAGCCGCGCCATGGGGATCTCAATGGGATTGCTACCAAAAACGACCTGTCTAAGGGCCATATTTGGGCCCGCAGACTGCAAAATCCGCCAATAAGGAGCAGAAAAACCGGCTTGGAAGTCATAATAGATCCAAACATTGGCCTCCCAAGCCACTGGACCTGGCGCTTCAATGGTAGTCCATGTAGAACCATCCAACGAATATTGCAAAGAGATGGTTACAGTGCCCGAAATTGCAGGCAAAATGCCAATCGTGGCTATGTAAATGAGGTTACCTGAGCCCGCGTTAATGCCAATAGACCCAGTATTGTTGGTAAGCTGGCAAATCTCATCACCTACGCCGTTAAACGCGGCCAATGCATTGCCAGAAGTGGCATACGCGCCGGTAGAGTTTGCAGTAACCGTTCGGTAATTGGCATTGAGAATATCAACTGTACCTACGGGCATATAGAACGTCTGCTTATCGGGCAACATACCTAGCACGTTCTTTTGAATGCACCAGTATTGTATGCCTCTATTGGCCATGTTGGACAAAAGATAGTACAAACTGTCTTTTGCTGACAACACTTGCTCATTTGTGAGCTCCTCAGCCAACTTACCGGCACGACGAGCCCCATGGTCAATCAGTTTTTGCACTGAAATGACTGTCTGACCAACCGTTCCGCTAGTACTCATGTGTTACCACCCAGGACAGTTCCAACGTTTTAAACTTGCGGCCTTACGAGTAAGGTTGCCCTTATCATCGTACTTAGGCCCCGGCATGCCAGACATTCTAGCACAAAAGCTATCTTTGCGACCCTTGTCTGCCTTGGTCTTAGGGTGCGGCGCCGGAGCTTTAAGATTAGCACCGGTAGCACGGTTAAACTTTTGCCGACCCTTTTCAGTCAAGCCAGCTCCACGACTTGTAGGTAACTTCTCGCCGCGGCTAACCGAGAGCTTAGGATCGCCACCTGACTTCATCTTTGCTGTCTTTGCAGCGGCTTTAAAGTCAGCAGCAGTAGGTGCACCTTTGCTACCAGGCTTGCGCATTCTTTCGCCTGAGCCAGCGGCAATTCGCTCACGCTTGGCGTGGATGTTTGCGTACAACCCAGGCTTGCCGCCATCTTTATGCTTCTCAGCAGCAGATCGTTTTACCGAGTACGCAATAGCCACAGCTTGCTTTTGTGGCTTGCCTGCAGCAATTTCGCGCCTAATGTTTTCACTAAACGCTTTTTTGGAGGTTGATTTGACCAAAGGCATTTGATTAACCTACTTGATTCATGGTTGCGATCAAAGAAGGAATTGCAGGATACGCAGGTGAAACACTAGAAGGCAGCGCCTCAACGGTCATTGTTGCAATTGTAGGTACCCATACGATTTCAGCGTATTGGCCCGCTGTCATATCAAGAAAGATATTCCACGCTGCCACCGCGTATCCAAATATTCCGGCGCTTTTACGTGCAGGCACAGTAATTTGCGTAGCTGAATTAGGAACATCCACGCCATTGACACGAAACCAAATGGTTGCATCATGCTGCGCGTTTTCAAGATTCTTTAACTGCGCACTGAATTGCAGGTTATAGACACCATCATTTGGCACAGTTAATCTTGAGCCACTAACAAGAGTGATCCCGTCAGCAACGTCAGTGGAATTAAACGTTAGTACTGTTCCGGCAGAAATGCTGCCCGTCTGGTCAACGCTACTGCTAAACGCACCAAACGTTCTTACTGCGGCTTTTATAGCATCAAGTGTTGCTTGAACGTTAGCACCAGATTGCACCATGGGAACCAACTCTGCGCCAGTCAATGTTGCCGCAGAAGGCATTGCCGAGATTTTTTGGTCAGCCATTATGAGGACTCCAAAATGATTTTGCTATTGTCTTCTTGCAGCACATAGCCAGGTGATGCTTCATCAGCGATGTAAAAGGTCACAATAGGGGTAGAGTTATGGAACAAATCCACAACGCCACCATCACCTACGTTTTCACCTGGTGTATCAGTTACAGGGACGTTCTTTGCCCCCACACCTTCGGCATAGCCATCGGTTGTGTTGGCCTCATTGGCAACGCTGGTATTGCCAAGTTGTCCCATTAGATGCCTGCTTGAATGAGTTTCAATGTGGCAGTGCCTGACCCGGAGTTCACCAACACCTTGATGCCAGTGACAGGAAAGGCGTAGTTACCATCTTGGTTTGTGCTTTCACCTGCGACGGTGGGGTGCGAAAACCAAGTGGAAAAACCCACAGCGGGGTCATCAAATGTATGCTGAACGGTGTAGTCAACAGTTCCTGTGACTAGCACTCCAAAACCTACGTTGAACGGGCTTACATTGGTGTTCATCACCAGTGCAGCGCTTGAGCCAACGCCAGTCTTAGAAACAGTTTGTAGTTTCATGGCATTCTTTCAAAAAATGAGGAACCGAAGTTCCTCATTCAGTTTAACACTTAGACATTTTTTTGTTTGCTGTAAAGCCGCCAGCAGCGTGACAGCTCATCGCAACGTGTCCACCATCTTTAAACTTAGAAAGCTCAAGACTACCGGTACCTTTTTTCTTCACCGCACTGCCCTTGGCAGCGTCATGCATTTTGGTGTTAGCATAGGCAGCAATGGAACCACCCTTTTTATAGCCAACGCCTTCAACACCGCCAGAGGTTTTCTTAGCGCGATGATGGCCGGATGCGTCATCCACAACCCTGGTG